TTTCGTATCTAAGGTCTTCTAATTGTGGTTCATATAACGGACTGCCATCTAACGGATCTAACTCAGGTGTAGAAACTTCAAAATCTATGGTAGGCGGCTCTTGTCCTGCATAATTAACCGTTTTAGTAATCTGCACTTTGTTAGGTGCAACGCCTGCTACCACTTCGGAGAGTGTTGCTTCTGGATTGGCCTTGATAAATTCATCAATGCCTAATACTTCTAATTCTTTCGGCTTGACACCTTTTTGAGTATTAGCAGCCAACCAATCATTAATGGCAGGACCTTTCAGATTCGGTGGTGCCTCTCTGATTAAGGCTTCTAAAGTTGGCGAAACAAAACCAAACTCGTCTTTGGCAAACTCGTCGACATCAGCTTTGATGAGATTTTTGGTTTCATCTAGTGTGGCAATACCTTTTTCAGTCTTGGCACTCTTACTCGCTGCCCGCGCAGCTATCCCTAAGGCACCTATCCCTTTCAAACCAGAACCAATGGTTGCACCTAAAACAGGTCCAGCGCCCGGTACGGCATACAAAGCATCGCCAACAACACCTAAACCTTGCAAGGGTGCAACTACATAACGATCAAGGCCACCAGCTGCAATGTTTTCAGCGATGGAAGGCATTGGTTCGCCAGATAGATAGTCAGGTAGAGGTACATCCGCGCTTGGAAACTCAGGAAAAACGCCAGAAGCGTCAGCTATACCAGAGCCAGGCGCAAAAATTGTACCGATGTAAGCAGCTTGAGCAGGCGTTGGGGTAACCGCTTCGGCGGTAGCCTTTTGTTGTTCAATATCTCGCTTGGCACGATCTACTGCTAGTTCCGATTGGAACCGTAAGAGCTCTGCTAAGGATTCGATAGACATAAATTATTATATTACTCTTTGAGACAAAATATACCACACTCAAAATCATAATTCTTCAAAGGACGACCTTTTGCGTCCAGTGGTAAAACATCTAAAAAAATACGCTCGCCCTTGTGTCTAACCAGTTTGGCGCCTATCTCCCTAGATTGTTCGGCTCGTCGAGCAAAAACTTCTGGAAATTTTTTGCGTACTAAATTCCAATAAGTTGGCGAAGTAGCCTTTACACAACCTATGCAGTTGGCATTGGGAAACCCAAAATCATATATCTCTGGACGTTTGATACCAGCTCTATCAATTATTTCAAAACAATCTAATTTAGATAAATTAAGATCTATTAACACGGGTAAAAGATTTTGTTTTTCGACTTTTTTGAATCTATCAGCTCTTTTTGCTTCATCAACAGTAAAACCTAATACCAAATAGTCGGATTTATTTTTTGCTTCCCAAAGCTGTCTAGCATGTTTTTTTAAATGCAAGGTACAAGGCGCTCCCATAGGGCCAGACATAAAACTGACTTTATCCCAAACTTCCTCAGCCGAGCAATCAGGAAATTTTGTGTTGATTGCATACTCTATTTCAACGCCTAACCACTGCTCAACATCTTTAAGAAATCTTTGATTGTCTGGATGCTCTTCTTTGACTGGATTATTGACCACTCGAACATTGTTTTCGGTGCCATAAAGTTCCAAGGTCTTTTTAGCTGCAACAGCAGAAGCAGCTCCGCAAGAAAACCAAACTGTAATTTCTTGATTTTTCATAAATTAGAACCGTAAAGACCACGATAATCGTTCCAGTTCGTTTTTAAAACTTTTAACCAAGCTTCCATCGACATAATAGCGACTTTTTCGTTGTCTTTTGGCCATTTAGTATTGATTGCATGCAGTGGTACACACACTCTAGTCGGTACACGGTTGAATTTATAGACTAAAACAGGGATAGAATCGTCTAAAGCGGCACTTTCGCAGACTTGACGCCACCATTCTGGCTTGTAAGAGTTGCCTTTTTTGTAATGTTTGCACTCTATGGCATGAAATGGAATGTTTATGTCTGGCAAATGCTTTTCTTGGTATTGATCTAGGTTACGTTTACAGCTCACAGCAAAATTATTGGCAGAAAAAAACTCGTTTAGGATTCCTACCACCTGTCTTTCGTAACTTGCCCCCTTGGTCCTAGAATTAATCGACATGACCGGGATTTTTGGATCTGAAACTTTTTTTATAAGAATGTATAACCATGTGCAAAGTGTAGCATAGCTTAATAGCAATGAGATTTTTTGGTGATTTCATGTGGTTAAGTTAGTTATAACTACAACGACAACAGCGCTAGCCCATTTTGGGGTGCTGGGGGTCAAACGATCCTAAAAGCCAGTAAAAAAACCAGTTCTAGGGACTCCAATAAATAAACTGTATACCTTGTGAACACAAGATATTTATTTGTATAAATCTTTGCACATAAATATATGCGTGTAAGCTATTGATTTTATTGACTTTTTTTGGAGATTCAAAATTTTTTTTTGATTTTGAATTTTTTTTTAAGAAACGCTAATTACGAGGTTAGATTACCTATCTTTTGGTGAGAACTCATCTGCGTCAGCTCCTAACAATTTTGACAGTCTTTGCTTGATTTCGTCCTTGCTCATCGTGTCCAGATTAGCATTGATATTTATGTTTTGTGATCTATGCACAGACAAACCAGCTAGTTGATTGAGCTCTTTGATAGCAGATACACAAGCATTGTAGTGGCCACTTGCGTAAGCTGTTTCTGCTATTTTCCACAGCATTGTCCCAGTTTTCTGTGGCGTAATCGCATACTTCTCTGCTAATTCATCTTGCTTGATCCTAATAGCTTTAACCACATTAGGATAATCTTTGCCGTTTAAAAATTTAGTAGCTGCTTGAGCTGGGAACTCAAAGCCAGCTTTTCTCGCTGCATCGGTTTGACCACAAGCACCTTCGGTGTAGTGCCAGACAAAGCTCGCTTGCATTTCCGTGAGCCCAAACTCCTGGTCTTTTTCAAATTGTTCTGGCGTTTGCACCAACGGTGTTTTTGGCTTCTTTGGTCTACCTCTTGTTGTCATGTCAGATCCTCAAACAGTGTACAGTGTGCAGTGTACAGCACTCTCATACTTATACTTGTCATTCTACCTAAACACGCCATATTCTTACTAATAACCATGTATATAAATATTATCTTTAAAAGTATATACCTAACACTACCTATAGAGTCTAAGCCATATAAACATTGACCAAATCGACAGTGTACAGCTAACTTTACTATACCCTTGACCCCACCCTTTTCTGCATAATTGTCCAAACATACATACATTCATGCACATTTGTCCAATCACTCATCAAGGGTACAGTCGTCCTTTTTTTGCTCAAGACACACTATCATTTTGTAGTGCCTGGCTTCCGCCTTTGTGTCAAACAGACGCTTACCTACCTTGTATCTTGTCCTTGGTTTTTCACTTTCTTTCATCTTCGATAATCTCCTCAAAAATATCTACAAACAGCTCCGCTGGGATTACACTGCGCAGATAAGCATTTTCTAATCCTTGCGTGCCAGTCTTTGAACCTCGTGGTGCTGCTTCATGGTGGCAAGCTCTGTTGCCGTTGAAACACATCTTTCTAGTTGTAAAGTCATAATTTGTCCACAAGTCTGTCGGCTTCATTCGGCTGTCGCCATAAGAACAATAAGTGACAGTTTTCATGTATTTATGTCTATTCATAATGGGTAGTTTTCTCAATTTACCTCGTGGGTTTTCAATAAAATAATATTTCGGCTTTAGAATATCTATCAATCTGTGCATTTCCTCTACCACCTCCATGCCATACAGAGCTTGTCCAGTTTTAGGCGTATGATCCTTATGCCAGTGATGTCCTATTGATGCCACTGAAAAATATGTACAAGGTGGACTTGCCCAAACGATGTCTGGTATTCCGTACTCCGCTAACATTTTATCTACATCAAAATCAAAAATGTCACAAACCTGATTTATCTCGGCAAAGTCTTCTATATCTGTGCAATAAATTTCATGGCCGTATTGCTCTGCAACTTTACTGAAACTTCTGGAACCAGCAAACAATTCTAAGGTCTTGTATTTTTTCTTTGGCAGCTCAATCATGCTTTACCTCCACCTCGCTAAACAAATCCGTACCGACACCCAATCTTTTTTTGCTAATTTCAATATATTCTGGGTTGAGCTCACATAAAATTGCGTTGCGATTGTGTCCATCAGCAATCTGGCCTGTTGTCCCAGAACCCCCAAAGGGGTCTAAAACTGTGCCAGGTTTTGTTTCGTTGGTTTCGCAATCACATTGTTTTTGCAGTCCTAAATCTATTGATGGATTTTCTCTATTATATTTGTCTAATACTCCGCCAATTTTTCTATCATCTAAACCACTTCTTTTATTTCTCTCCACATCTAATTGCTTTGGTCTTTGCATAACTCGTTCATAAGATTTACCACAAGCAACGCAAACCTTTTCTGGACAACCAGCTAACACACAAGGCTCAATCAAATCCATTGGAAAAGTTGCAAAGTGTGCGCCTTTAAATGGTTTGGTCGTGACTGTCCAGACTGAGCGTTTATTTCTTTTTTTTGAACCCCATACCCTTTCTCCATCACTAAACCTTTTTCCTTTAGTATAGTCTGCTTGGTAACCTTCTCCCATTTTGTTTCTAAGAGCTGGTTCAGTTTTCGCATCTTCCTTTATCGCTTCATTATCAAAATAATACTTTGGACTCTTACTCAATAAAAATATGTATTCATGTGCTTTAGTACAACGATCTTTGACACTCTCAGGCATTGGATTAGGTTTATGCCAGATAATATCTTGTCTGAGATACCAACCATCTTGCTGTAAAGCAAACGCTACTCGCCAAGGGATGCCAACTAAGTCTTTAGATTTAAGACCTTCTACTTTATTATTCAAAGCTATTTTCTGTCCGCTTCTTCCTTCTTTATGTTTCGGGTCTGTATGGTTTCCTTTATTTCCTGTGCCACAATAACTATCTCCTAAATTAAGCCAAACTGTACCATCACTTCGCAACACTCGTTTTACTTCTCTAAATACTTCTACCAAGTTATTAACAAATTCTTCTGGCGTATCTTCCATGCCAAGCTGTTCGCCCTCGCCATAATCTCTCAAACCCCAATAAGGAGGACTGGTGATACAAGTATTGATTGATTGGTCTGCTAGGGTTTTTAAGGTTTCTCGGCAATCGCCTGCCAGTATTTCAATCATCCACCGCTCCACCAAAATTATAACTGCTACCACCACCAAAGTCGTCGTCAATCGGTTCATAGCTAATGTCATAAACTTTCTTACCGTTAGTTCGGCGTGGCTCGATGCCTCGTTCGTGTAACACCCGAGCTGCTTCTTTGAAGTCTGGCATCCTCGGGGATTTGATCCCCAAGTCACGCAACAGTTTGGTCATCTGCACAGGTTTAGGATGCACGCTTTGAAAGTCGACATGCTCCAACAATAAGTCTTCGACACTCGATTGGGTACGATAGATTTCGTTGCTTTCTTGTAACAATTCTCGTTCATCTGGACTGAGAAACCAGTTCTTCTGGCCTTTAATATACATCGTTTCTTTCACTTCTGCCCAGAGCTGTTGCATATCGACGCCATGATTGACATCAATGTCTTTGACAGCGAGTACCCAAAATCTTCGATTCCCGGACGTGTCCGTCAAAAACTCTCTGGCGTTGACACTTGCATAAAAGGCCGTGCGTCGTTGATAAGTGGTAAAAGCCCGGTCGTAAGGTAGTCTGAGCTCATCGGTCTTGGCTGTGACAAAGGCTTTAAGCTGGTCGATGTCAGATTTCTTAAAAGTGCTTTCAATCTCGCCGAGTTCGACAATCCAATGACTGACTGCTCGTTTCACCGAATCTTTATCGCTTGGGTTCAGCGTGGCGCCCTCTAGTAGCCACCCTTTCTCGTAATCGCATAAGCGTTTGAACCATAAGGTTTTACCGAGTCCTTGGGCGCCTTGCAGCACCAAGATGCCTTCGAGTTCCACTCCATTTTCTTCGTAAGCTGCGGCCACACAGCTGATCAACCATTTGCGCATGATTGTTTCTTTGAGTTGATTAGACTCTTGCGTGGTCAAACTGTCCATAAAAGCCTGAAGTCGACTCTGCCCATCCCACGGCACACTCTCTATCCATTCTTTTACCGGGTTGTATTCTTGAGCAAGGATCTTCAAATAATCTCTGACTTTGGCATGCGGTATGCCCATGTTGATGCAACGATCTTCTATTTCAATCAGACTCGCTTCTTCTTTCATGTCAGCGATAAACTTCATGTTCGGTATCTCGATTTCCATTCTTTTCTTAATGACGTTGTAGCGCACTTCAATACCATGTGTTTGCAACACTCCCGATATATTATCTTTGGTATTCAAAAACCTTCCGTTAGCACTGCGCTGAAAGTCATACTCTTCTGGCAAGTCGACTTTGTTCAACGCTGGTAACAACTCGCCGTTAAGCGCAGGCTCTGAGGCCAGCTCATTCTTATGATCGTTGTAGTCGCCTTTGCTCTCTGGCATTAGCACTTCGGCTAAGCCTTTTTGTTTCTTTATGTACTGACAGGCCTTGCTTGCTTCTTTTTCACCAGTCTTACTATCATCGTTGTCAGCAATGAACACATGCTTTTTGTCAGCGAAAAATTCAAACATCACTTCGGCGACAGGTTGTAAGTTGTATGCGTCAAACGCCACGATGACAGGCTGTGAGAGGTCAGCGTAAATGCTCGCTGCTGTCGCATAGCCTTCGGCGTAATTAATTATGTTACTGGTTTTTAATATCTCTTTACCTAGCATGAAAAAGCTAGACGCTTTTTTGGAACCAGTGAGGAACTTTTTGTTGCCGTCGTTATCGATGAACTGCAAACCCACAATCGTCAACTGCTTGTCGTACAGCGGTATCAATAAGTTGCCGTGTTCGTCAATCTTGAGTCCATACGACAAGACTTGTTTCTTTTCTAAGTAAGGGTGTTTTTCACATGGCAAGGCACTTTCCCATAACGCTTGCGCTTTCTTGGCAGCTTTTGAGTATTTTTTTTGTTGTTTGACCTCGGCTTGTTTTTGCAGTTTAGCAATTTCTTCTTTCTCAGCTTTGGTCATTACCTGGCGTTTGCGATTCTCTGGCTTCCAAACTGCCGTGGGTTGATCAGCCGAGACTCGATAGTCACCCAAGCGACCAAATGGCGATGCTTGATCGAGCCACAGCTGATACCATCCCACCAGTTTGCGTTGGCCACCGACGTTGATGTAAGCCCGACCAATAGAGCCGTCGGCGACCAAGCCCTTTTTA